GCCTTTGGTTTGTTCAACTCTGGTTGCTTCTTCTCTTCTTCGAAGATGCAGTCCAGTGCTACGTACTCATCACCCCACTTGGCAAACTCACCAAGGTTTGACTCCATAATATCGACCTCATTGGGATCGATCTCCAGTTCTCCCTTGCGATACTGTTCACGAGCATTACGCCAGTATTCGAAGTATGCCTCCGAACCAACACGGTATGGATTATTCTCCACGAGGTTCGACTCTTCTCCACAGTCGCAGTGTTCTTGAAATGATTTCATGTGATGTACGTATTCAGTTCGTACTTGCCACCGCCCATGCCATAGACTTGGACTGCAAGCATCTTCTTAGGATTGTTCTTGAGTTTCAGTTTGAAACTACGGGTCTGACCTTCGGACGGTTTCTTCGGACCCATAGCAACCTGACGATCTACGTCGTCCATATCAACCTCATGACCCTGCTTCTTTGCCCATGCGTATGCGTGTTGCATTGCCGCAGAGTAAGACTTATGGTACAGGTCATATCCAGAAGAAGACTTAGAACCCATCTTAGGTGGCGGTTGCTTCTTTGCAACTGCCTTACGTTGACCACGGTAGTATGCTTCGGAGTGATACTCCTTACCCTTCTTCAGATACTCTGCCTTAGAGATCTTAGGACCACCGTACTCTGCCACACGTTTGGCAGTCGCAGTAGCAATTGCCATCTTCTTGTCCATGGGCATGTCGGGATCGTCTTTCTCGATTGCCTTGGCAATCTCTTCCCGCTTCTTCTTCTCTGCAGGAGTGAGAGTCTTTTCACGCAGTTCCTTGAAACTGATCACTTCTTCTTCCTCAGTTCGCCTGTTACGTTGATTGCTTGAGCACCCTTGACACCTGCCGCTTTGAGTGCCGCCTTGACTTCACCCATAGAGTATGGACCCATGTTGCCGATCTTCTTCTCATCAAGTGGTTTCTCACCCTTCTCTTTCTTAGAGATTGCGATTGCCGCTTGTTGAGCAGGAGAGACTGCTTCCATCATATTCTTGACAATAGACAGAACGTTTGCCTTTGTTGGTTTTGGGTGACTACCAAGATCAACGGTCTTGCCACTCTTAGTCTTTAGAGATAGCGAGTAACCGTCTTGCTTACCACGCATACCCTTGGTGTTTCTCTTAGTAGCAGTGACAGTACCATGAGGTGTCTGGAATGCTAACGCAGTATCACCAACTGCCTCTCGTATATCTTGAAATGATTTCATGCTAGATCCTTATCGTGGTTCAGAGTGCCCTTCTTCTTTTTCACAATGAATGCATTGACCCGTGCCATGCCCCACTGTTGAGGTGTCGTACCCGGACGGTGACCCGTCTTCCATGCAGCTACTCCTCGATCGAAAACTTTCTTGAGGATAGAGTAAGGAATACCTGTTTGATCAGCCTTCTTCTGTACACCCTTATTTATAGCTTCAGAAAATTGCTGTCTATACTTCTGGGTATATTTGGAAAGCTTAGTTTTAGCGTCCTTATCACCAGGAGCTGGTTTATAAGCTGCTGGATCATCATCAGCCATTTTGGTTTGTTTCTTGAACTGACGATCGCGGGCCACTTTGGTTGATTTCGCTAAGCCCGAATGATACTTCGCTGGCTGTGTTCCTTCACGATCCTTGATATCAGGATCCTGACGCTCTAATAGAGGTTCTACATCGTGGATCCACTTACGGAGTCTACGACCATCACTCATTTCTGTGATCACATAATTTGTACCAAGCATAATAACTTCAGCGACTTCTTCATCCACAACAACATAGTCACCAATGTTGACAAGTTCACCCCGAATATATTGCTCACGTTGTTCCGATACTGGTTCAAATTCAACACGTGCTTTGAAATCCGTAGATTCCTCGAGACCCATTCCTTTACGGAGGTCATTAAATAACTTCCGTGCATCAGACGTATTCACATTACTTGGTACGCCTTGGGAGAAGGCAGCAAAATCGTTATCGGCAGCTGCCTTACGTTGTTTTGAGGCTGACATCCCAGATACGTCATCACTATCTGGATCTCGAGCACCAGCAGAGACAATCTCTATGGATTCGAAATTGTAAAAACCATGACGCGCTTCTTTCCCATTGTACTTGCTTGTCAGTACTTCGAACTCGCGTACACGATCGTCGCCCACAACCATAACAATCTTCTTGATTCCCTCCTTGTAATACTTTGTCTTCGTATCCTAATGGATCTTTTTTAGCATTCTGAGTTTGAGATAGGTAGATGCGATAAGGATTGCGTCCTGCTTTGGACGCAAGAGTTGTTAGTAACTTTTCGTGACCAGTAGTGGGAGGATTCATACGTCCAAAAGTGAAGTACATCACTTTATCGCTTTCCACCAAATAGTCCTTAAAAGATAGAGTAGACATTAATCCTATACTTCCGCCTTCTTACCCGACTTACGTGCCATCTCTCGTTTACGCATCTTAGGAACAAGTTTCTTAGCAATGCGATCAATTTTTGGCTTCATTTTATCTAGACGCTTTTCCAGATTTTGTCTCTGTGCAAACGATAAATCTGCGACAGCTACATTTTTTGATAATTTCTTCATGATCATTGCACGAGCTGACTTACGAGCTCGCTTTTGCAATACATCAGCGCTTGCTGTCTTTCGCATTGCTTTCTTACGACCAAGGGCCACCTTATGTTTGATGCGTGCAAAGGCTCGCTTCTTGGCGAGACGCTGTTGCATTGTCAACGCTTCGTCTAGAACTTCTACTTTTTCATCATCAAACTGCTTAAACGGTAGCATTGTGACCCCTAATAAGTACAAATGTTAATATTATTTATAAGATTATTTTAGCCGCGGGAAGCGCTGTCCCACCCTTTGATAATCTCTGGATTGAAGTTATTATACGAGAACTCCATCCGATCTACAAGTTTTACAGCACCCCCTTTGAGGTGGTCAATAGCAACAAATCCTTCTGAACCCGTGACCTTGTAGCCATTCCTCGTCTTAACAAAAGTGTTAATTTTGTTCAGCTTATCAAGACGGGCTATCAACTTTAACTTCGCTTCAACAATTGCCTTTTGCAGATCATACATCAACTTGAGGTTGGCCTTATTAGCTGGGGAGAAAAACTTCAGAACATCGTCACGCTTCGTAATCTGATCTGACTTACCCTTATCTGTCTTTCGCTTGTCTATTTCTTTCTGGTACTTATCCTGGATGTATTTGATCAGACCATCAACGTGTCTACGTGTGTCTCGGATCACTTCACCCTTACGTACATATGTATTGTTGTATGTTTCAATAGTTTGGGCGAGTTCTGGATTGCTTGAGATCTCTTTGAGAGTGGAGGACGCAATCTGACGGAAGATCTTACCAGCCTTTGATAGATCAGCAGTAACAGCAGCTGTATCCTTTTTCGTCATTGTTACAGTACCCGAAAGGTCCTTCATTGTAGCACTCTGTGCCCACACACTCGGTGTCTTTGTGTACTTACTAACATCGACACCATAAGAAGCCTTCATGTCTTCAAATGACTTACCAGAATATGATGTGTGGAATACAACCCCAATCTTAGCAGCCTTGATCTCTTTTGCTTCTTGGGAGTTCACTGGAACAGCATAAGCAATCGTGTTTGGATGGAAGACAATGTAATCCTCACCATCAATAGTCTCGGTCTTGAGATCGTCTGACGTGAACATTACGTCTCCTTGAACGACACCTTGAATCCCGAGCTTCGATAGCTCTGCAAGCGCAACTTTCATTTTCGAGTTGAGATCGCCGTCAGCAATGTCAGCATCGATATCAGCGTTTGATTTGTATACCTTAGGATTCTTATTGAAGATCCCCTTCTTTGCAACAAAGAACTGGCCATCATTAGGATCAGTACCAGCAAACACAGCAGGAGCTCCGTCCCACTTTACTGTGACATCAGTGGCACTTGAAGAGTTACCAGCAAGCATGTCACGAAGAGCTCGGAGAGCATTAATTGCATTCCGAGCACCCTCAACACCACCATAGATCACCTGATCCTCGATGTGAGTCATGTGGGTGTTCTTTTCTTCAGCAATGTAGCTTTTGAAACTAATCATTTCTTTTTCTTACCACTCTTCATATTAGCTAACCAGTGAGCCATTCGACGCTTTTCACCAGTCGAATCCTTTGCAATTTTTCTTAGTTGACTAACGCTCGCATCAGTAGGAACTCCCATACGTTTCGCTAGTCCCTTACGACCTGGATTCTTTCCATCCTGAAAATTATCCTTGAGGAACGACTTGAAGTCAACAGGTCTCACAGTTCAACCCACTTTATCATACCAGCTATTAAGGAGCTGTTACTCGAAGCTTTCGCAGCCAGTGTGATAACATCACTAGTTCCGCTAATAGTTTCTCCCAACTGATAATCCCAAAAGAAGCTGTATTTGTTAAGGAATACTCAACATCATTAGTTGATGTGGACCAAGAGAAAGAAGAAGCTGGTGTCGGATTTTTGAAAAGAGCCCATTCAAAATTTGTGTTTGCTACGTTTAAGATATCAGCCCCAGCTGGTAAAGCAATTGCACCCGACTGCTTAAGTCTAATTGAAACAAGACTCTCAAAGGCTGTATCGATGCTCACCCCCGCTAATGCAGTGCCTTCCACATGCTGTATGGCTCGAGCTTCGTATCCCCCTTCACTCATTACAGAAGAGCAAATTTGTTTCAGTGTAGATGAACCGGATGTAGCAGCTGTGTTTGTAATCTCATATCGGATGGGAAGATTGGGAGTTGTCATGTACACATTAGCATTTTCATTGGCGTTGTGAAACACGTGGCATACAATAAACTGACCATTGATAACAAACCCTGTTCTCACAGAACCTACCCCAAGCCATTCTAAATCCAACCACATGATGTGGGATTTGGATAGGTCCAATACTTGCTGGGATGGCCCTGTACCATCTAAGGGATCAACATTCCAATCAGCCTTAGCAATCGAAGTGTCCACAGCTGACCCGGTGATATATGATCTCATATTGAAAGAGATGTTTGTGCCATCCTGCTGTAAGAAAATACCGTTCTCTTCATCAAAGAATCCAACACGCTGTCTGAGGTTGGCTTTGGCTTCGTTAAATACAAAGGTAGTGAGGATTTGAAAACTCTTACCTGGCTGGTAAGAAAAGTGTCTATAAGATTGTCTTACTACTTCATCCCCTGATGCAGCTGTTACAGTCATGTCTACAGAGCTTGTATTAGTAGTATAGGTAGATGATCCTGAACCACTAGTCGACTCATCAAAAAGACTATTTTCATTTAGCAGATTGTGACTGTCAAAAAGCGTGTAGGGAGTTGATGTTCTGAGTCTACCAAAAGCATCGGTAGATGAGTTCAGATTACCAGCTGGTACATAGATGCTCGGTCCTGCTTGACCTGATAGCATAACTACTTCATAAAGGTGCTTGTTATTATTAAGCAGCTCATTTCTTACTGTGCTAAACTGTGCCATTAGGGGAAGATCCTTCCAAAGTTAGCCTTGAAGACGCCCCCATTAATGGTAAATGTACCAGACTGTGAGAGGACTTTCTCATCATGGGTCATGCTAGTGAAGTCAATATAGTGGAAGTAGATATCGAGAGGGTTCTTGTCTTTGAGGTTTGCAATATACCCTTTATCACCCGGCTTATCGCCTACTGACACCTCAATCAAATGCTTCATCAAAGCAATCGCAATCTCGTTGGCATCATCGATCTTGATAGGACCAAGAGTTTTGATCTCTTTCTCAAACTTATCCATTGTTGTTTGCATTTGCTTGAAGATCGGGAAGTTCTTAGCTAGGTTTTTGTTCTTATCAAGGAGGTCGCGGAACTCGATGTATCGTTCAGCAGACTGAAGAAGGTCTGGGTAGCGGAATGCCAACTCACCTTTGAAAGATTGTTGACCACGACCTTGACCCCCTTCAAATGCTTCGAAGAGGTTGGAGATACCAAATAGAGTGTTAGCAAGAGAACGGAACTGACGACGATCTTGGAAACGACCTAGGGAAATAGGATCGTGCTTTGGATATGCCTTGACCTCAACTGACTTACCGTCGATACGGAGATCAGGCTCATTGCCTCCCCGGGTCTCTTCAGCTCGTCTCTTCTTACCGTAGTTGAACAACCAGAATAGTGAGATCTCACCATTACCAACAGTCTTATCAGGAGCTTCTTTGAATAGCTTGACGAATGTTGCCTGGTCCTTACGATCGATTGTTAACTTGAAGCTCTTTTGCTGGAGAGAATAGTTTCCGTGGACAACCCTTTCCTCGGGAGTGAGTTTCTCCTGAATAATTTTGTCGAAGCCTCCAAGAGCTGCTTCATTGATTGGTTGAATATAATCACTGAAGGATTGCATCTGTCGTTGTTCCCATTAGTACAATATGTA